TGGTCAACCCGTATCTGCGGGCGACCGAGGGCATCACCCGCATTCACGCCACCCGCCGCACCGGCGCCCGCGTGATCCAGGCTGCCAAGTTCCGCAAACTTCGTATCGCAGCGGCGTAAGGGAGAAACCCAGATGCGCGACCTCTACAACACCATCGGCGCCGATCTGGCCCTTGCCCCTGCGGTTCAGACTGCAGACGCGCAAGGCCCGGCGATCCATGTCAAGGGCATCAAGGCGCTGGCCTTCGTGGTCAACACGGGCGCCATTGCCGGTGCGGGCGTCTTCGGCGTGACCATCCAGGAGAGCGAAGACGGCTCGACCGGCTGGACGAATGCCGATGCCGAGGCGATCGACACCGACGCCCCCGCAATCCTCGCGGCGGATGCGGCCTATCGCCTCGGCTATCGCGGCTATGCGCCCTATGTGCGCCTGTCGCTGACCCGGACGAGCGGCACCAGCATCGCGGCTGGCGCGGTGGCGGTTTCGCTGCCGCTTGATCGCCCGGCCAGCTGATGCCGGCGCGCGCGCCTTACCTCTGTGCTTGCGGTCATCGGGTGCCTTCGGGTGCCCGGTGCGCCTGTGCGGTGAAGCGCGATGCGGACCGCAAGGCCCGCTTTGACAAGACCCGCCCGAACAGCAGCCAGCGCGGCTATGACGGTGCCTGGGAGAAAGCCCGCAAGGCCTTCCTCGCCCGGCATCCCTACTGCGGCCGCTGTGGCGCGCTGGCGAACGTGGTTGACCACAAGAACCCGCACCGGGGCGACCGCGCCCTGTTCTGGGACAAGGCCAATTGGCAGTCCCTCTGCACCCCCTGTCACTCTGGCGCGAAGCAACGCGAAGAGCGCCGCATCATCCGTGAGGATCAATCATGACTATCTACGCAGCCAATGGCGCGAAGCTCTTTATCGGCGGGCCTCTCGCATCGAAATCGACCGACTTTGTTCTTGCCGACTATGCCGCCCAGACTTCCCTCTGGACCGAGATTGGCGAGACCGAAGGCCTCGGCTCTCTGGGTGACACCAGTGCGGAAATCACCTTCCAAGGCATCTCGGCCAACCGTGACCGGCGCCTCAAGGGCACCCGCAACGCTGGCACCATGGAGATCGTCTGCGGCCTCGATTATGCCGACGCGGGCCAGATCGACCTGCTCGCGGCTGAAAAGGCCCGTGGCGAATATGCCTTCAAGCTGGTGCTGAACGATGCGCCTGCCGGTGGCACGCCTTCGGAGCGCTACTTCGTGGCATCGGTGGCTTCGGCGGTCGAAGCGCTGGACGCAGCCAACAACGTGATGAAGCTGCAAGCCTCTCTCTGGGTGAACAGCAACATCGTGAAAGTGGACGCGGAAGCCTGAGGCGATGCTTTTCCCGACCGCAGGCAGCCGCATCTATATCGCAGACAGCCCCGCCGCGCCCGGCAGCGTGCCAGGTGGGGCGTGGGTGGAGATCGGCGAGGCCGAGGCGATTGGCTCTGTCGGCGGGCAATGGGAGCTCCATGACGAAACGGATTGTGAGGACACGATTACCCGGCCCTTCAAGGGCATTCAGACGCCCGGCGTGGTGCAGCTGGTCTTCGGCCTCGATCCTGCGGATCCGGGGCAGGTGCTTCTGCGCGATGCCTTCCGTTCGATCGATGACTTCGCGTTTCGGATCGTCCTTCGGGGCGAGACCATTAGCCGCCAATGGCGCGCGCTGGTGGTGTCGCTGTCCGAGGTCTTCGACAGCGCGAACGCGATCATCAAGCTGCAGGCCGATCTGCAGATGACTTCCGAACCCTGGCGCAGCGAGGACTGAGACATGGCAATCGTCACCTTTGAGGACATGAAATATCAGCTGGCCCTGACGGATGACGCGCCGGGCGAAGACCAGGTGCTTCTGCAAGACAAGATCGATGCGGCCCAAAACCACATCGAGCGGCTTCTGGGCTTCAAGATCGAAGAGGAGTTCGGCGGCACCGGCCAAGACCCCGTGCCGCCCGCGCTGTGCGAGGCGGTGAAGCAGCTAGCCGCATGGTGGTTTGAAAACCGGGAAGCGGGCGGCGATGCCTCGCACCCCATGCCCTTCGGCGTGGCGGAGATCGTGGCCGAATACCGGGAGTATACCTTTTGAGCGCGGACGGTGGCCTTGCCAGCTTTCAACGCAGGATGCGCGCAATCCCCAAGGCTGCGCGGGCTGCCGTCGCGCCCGCCCTGGTGCGGGCGGCAGAGGACGTAGCGGACATCATGCGCAAGCTCGCGCCCGATGATCCGAAGACCGGCGCCCCGGATCTCAAGACAAGCATCGTGGTGACGGGACCGGGGGAAACAACCCCGCCTTACTCGCAGCCGGGTGGCGCGACCGTGGTGCCCGAGAATGCGGCGGTGATCACCGCAGGCAATCCCAAGGTGAGATACGCGCACCTGCAGGAATACGGAACAACGCGCCACAATCCGCAGGCCTTCTTCTGGCCGGGCTTCCGCCTCGGTCGCGATGAGGCAATGAAGCGGATCAAGCGCGCAATCGGCAAGGCCATCAAGGAGGCGAAATGACTGCCGATCTGGAAGTGCAGAAGGCCCTGCGCGCGCGACTGGTGGGCACGCCTGCCGTGGTCGCGCTGGTGCCTGCAACATCCATCCTCGACGTGAACCAGCGCCCTGCGCCGATGCCGTCGATCATCTTGGGGGATAGCCAGGCCATAGACGAGGGCACCAGCTTTCGCCGGGCGCATGTGCGCGTGACCCATACCCTGCACCTTTGGAAGCGTGAGAAGTCGCTGGAGGGCGTCAAGACGATGGCCGCTGCAGTGCGTGGGGCGATCCATGGCGGGCGTCTTGCCCTTCCTGCGCCTCTGCACTGTGCCGATGCGCGCGTGGTCTCTCAGCGCTTCCTGCGCGATCCTGACGGGGAAACATCGCACGGCGTGGTCACTGTCGAGGTTCTGGTCTCGGGGGATGCGCCATGAAGTCGGGCAAGCTGCGCGAGGCCATCGCAATCCAGAGGGCCACCACCACGATCAACGACGCGGGCACCCCTGCCGATACCTGGACCATCATTGCCCGGCTCAGGGCTGAGAAGGTGGAGCAATCGACGGCAGAGGCGATCCGCGCCTTCGGGGCATCGGACGAAGAGCTTGTGATCTTCCGCGCCCGGTTCTTTGAGGGCGTGACGAATGCCGACCGGGTGCTGTGGAACGGCCAGACCTTCAACATCAAACAAATTGCACCCCTCGGCCATCGCGCCGGGCTCGAGCTGCGCTGTGTGAGGGTCATCCCATGAGAGGGGTCAAGCCGCACATCAAGATCGAGCGTGACGCTTTGGAAGACATGCCGCCTGCGGACTGGCTGTCGGAGGACGCGAAAGCAGAGTGGCGCCGGATCGTGCCGATCCTGGCGCAAAGGCGCATTTTGACCGAAGCGGATCTCGGGAGCGTGGAGAACTATTGCATGGCCATGGGGACCGTTCGCGAAATGGAGCGGGAGATCCAGCGCCTCGGATCTGTGCAGAAGGTCTATAAGCTCGACAAGGAAGGCAACTCCTGCCTGACCGGCATGCGGAAGAACCCGGCCGTGGCGATCCAGTCGGACGCGATGACCCGCGCGCGCCTTCTCGCGGCCGAGCTGGGCTGCACGCCGGTGTCACGATCGCGTCCGACCGTGGAGGATAATGACGGTGACGACGATCTGTTCGGCTGGGGTAACTGATGCTTCGCCCGGCGTGGATTGATGATGACAGCGACATTCCCGACCCCCTCGGGCGCGGTGCCCTTGCAGTCGAGTGGCTGCGGGCGCTGAAGCACCCAAAGAGCCGCTTGCCCGCCCGGGCCTTTCAGCTGGACCCTTGGCAAGAGCGGGTTGTTCGGCGCATCTACGGTCCGCGCCATGAAGACGGCTCACGCATCGTGCGGCGGGTGATCCTTCTCTTGCCGCGTGGCAACCGGAAGACGTCACTCTGCGCCGGCATAAATCTCCTGCACCTGGTAGGGCCGGAGCGTGAGGCGGGTGGTCTGATCATCTCGGCCGCGTCCGCGCATGAACAGGCGATGGAGTTGTTCAACGAGGCTGCCCTGATCGTGAACAACGATCATCGTCTCGCGAAGCACCTCAACATCTCGGAATACAAGTCACGCATCGCCTGCCAGAGGGCCGGGACGCGATACCTTGCCATCGCATCGGATGGGAAGACGCAGCACGGCAAGACGCCAAACGTAGTCATCGCCGACGAATTGCACGCCTGGGAAGGGCGCGCGGGCATGAAGCAATGGGAGGCGCTGGATTCGGCACTGGTGAAGGTGCCGGGCACGTTGATGCTGGTCGCAAGCACCTCGGGACGAGGTCAGGAAAACCTAGCATGGAAGACTGTCGAATATGCGATCAAGGTTCAGAAGGGGGAGATCGAAGACCCGGCAACGCTGCCGGTGATCTTCATGGCGGAAGCGCAAGATGATTGGCAGGATGAACAGCTCTGGTTCGGTGTCAATCCGGGTCTGGCCCACGGCTATCCTGATATTGATGCCTACCGGGACAAGGCGAAAAAGGCCGAACACTCTCCCTTCGACCGCGACAGCTTCCTCCAGTTCAACCTGAACCGCTGGCTCGATCAATCCACATCGCCATTCGTCGAGATGCATGTTTATGACGAGGGCGCCTTTGAGATCGACCTTGAAGAGCTGGAAGCCGAACAGGTTCCGTGCTGGCTTGGCGTCGACCTTTCCAAGAACGAAGACCTGACAGTTATTGTTGCCGCGTGGCGCGATGGCTCAGGCTATCAGGTGCAAGCCTGGTTCTTCTGCCCGGAAGATAACCTGCGGGCGCGCAGTGAACGGCACGGGGTTGACTATGTGCATTGGGCTGAGGCCGGGCACATCATTCCGACACCCGGAAACACGGTCGATCTGCGCGCCGTGGAAGGCCAGATCCGGGAGCTTTGCGCCCGCTTCAATGTGCAGGAAGTCGCATTCGACCCGACCTTTGGCCGATCGATGATGGCTGATCTTGTGGAGGATGGCCTGCCCGCAGTGGAGTTTCGGCAGGGATGGGTTTCGATGGCCCCCGCGGTAAAAGAGCTGGAGCGGGTGATCCTGTCCAGGCAGTTGCGGCACGGTGGTAACCCGGTTCTGCGGTGGAACTTCTCGAATGTGCAGGTGGAGACCGACAAGGCCGGGAACCGCATGTTTCACAAGGGCAAGAGCGGGAACAAGATCGACGGTGCAGTGGCAGCGGCGATGGCTGTCGCGCGGGCTGCGGCCGGTGGCGAGAAATTCGTGACCGCAGCCGAGTGGTTCTCAGACGACATGTACATGACCTGAAAGGGGCGGCTATGAATGCAGCGGTAGGAGCCGACGAGCGCCTTGTGGTGCTGGTGGAAGCGCGCATCAACGAATTTGAGAAGCGGCTCGCGAAGGCCGAGGGCCGGGGCACAAAGACCTATCAGAGCCTGCGGCGCGGATCCAAAGCCGCCACGGCGCAGATGGAAGCCGACATGAACCGGGCCTCTGGCCGGATCGGCAGCGCGCTGGACAGCATCAACGGATCGATCGGCGCCTTCGGCAAGGGCCTGATCGGTGGCCTTGCGGTCGGGGCCTTCACCGCTGCCCTTGGCTCGATCACCACCAATCTGCGCGCCACCCTGCGCGGCATCGGCGAGGTCGGAGACGCGGCCAAGCGGGCGGGCCTCGGTCTGGAAGCGTTTCAGGAATGGAGCTTCGTGGCCGATCAGAACCGCATCAGCGTTGATGCACTGGTGGATGGCTTCAAGGAATTGTCCTTGCGGGCTGATGAATGGATCGTGACCGGCGGCGGATCGGCAGCGGATGCCTTCAATCGTCTTGGCTTCTCGGCCACTGACCTGAAAGACCGGCTGGAAGACCCTTCTGCCCTGATGCTGGAGATCGTCGGGCGCCTGCAGCGCATGGACAAGGCGGCGCAGATCCGCATCTCTGACGAGCTGTTCGGCGGCACCGGGGGCGAGCAATTCGTCCAGCTTCTCGACCAGGGCGAGGCAGGGCTTCGCAAAACGATCGAGCGCGCCCATGAAGTCGGGCGGGTGATGGACGAGCAGCTGATCATCAAGGCGCAAGAGCTTGATCAGAAATGGGGCTTGCTGACGGAGCGTGTCGCCACCTTCGGCAAGACCGCAGCCGTCGCGCTGGCCGATCTGCCCTTTGCCATCGTGGAAAGCCGGATCGATGAGATCTTCAATGAGGCCGAGGGTCGGCACATCCTTGGCGACGAGGTCTATGAGCAGCTGAAAGAGGCGGGCGACCTGTCCGACGAACAGGTGGAGAGCCTCGGCCTTCTCAAGGGCGAATGGATGACCCTTGGCGAGGAAGCCCGGCGCACGGCCAATGCCATGGCGCAGGCCGCTGGCGAAGCGGACATGTATGGGCTGGACGCGCTTTGGGAGGTGCTGGCCAATACCTCGCAGGAAATGCGGCAACTGGCCGATGACTTCGACGCGGGCACGATCGACGGCGAGACCTTCCGCACGAAACTTGACGAGCTGCAGCGGTCGGCGCGCACGGCCTTCGATACCCTCGATGATGCCGACAAGGTGAATTTTAGCGGTGCCATCTCGGAGGTGGAACGGCTGGGCGGCGTGGTCGCGGCGGTGGCTGGCAAGGTCTCGCAGCTCTATGGCTGGCTCAAGGCTGCCGCAGGCATGGGGGACAGCGTGGCGCCGGAGGATGATCGCGGCGCGGCCATCCGTGAGGCCAGCGCAGGCTCTCTCGCCAATTCCAGCCATCTGGCACCCAAGGCTTCGGAACGTCCAAGGGCGCGCCCGTTCGAGCTTGGCGTGCCGGATCCTGACACCGGTAAAGGTGGCGGCGGTGGTGGAGGTGGTGGCCGATCGGTTGACGACTATGCCGAGGCTATTGCCCAGATCGAGCGCGAGACGGCCGCCTTGCAGACCGAGACGACCGCCTATCTGGAAGCGGCGGCAGCGGGCCAGCAATTCGGCGACATGGTCGAGTATGCCCGCACGAAAGCCGAGCTGATGACAGCGGCGCAGGAAGCCGGGAAAGAGATCACGCCCGAGCTGACGGCAGAGATCGAGGCGCAGGCCCGCGCCTATGCCCTCGCAGGGGCCGAGGCCGAAGCGGCAGCCGATCGGATGAAAGAGGTCGAGAAGGCCAGCGAGCGGGGCGCGGACGCAATCGGCGGCATCTTTGTCGCGGCTCTCGACGGGGCCGACGCGGCCAAGAAGGCGGTCGCGGATCTGATCGGCGAGATTGCCCGCATGATGATGATGCGCGGCGCCATCCAGCTGATCGAGGGCATGGGCGGCGGTGGCTTTCTCAGCGCTGTCGGTAGCCTTACTGGCGCGCGGGCCAGTGGTGGCGGCGTCCAGCGTGGCGGGGCCTATCTGGTGAACGAGGGCACGCCCCGCAGCGAGGTCTTCGTGCCTTCGCAGAACGGAGCCATCCTGAACGTGCAACAGGCTCAGGCGGCGCTAAGGGGGCAGTCTGGCGGGCATCAGAGTGTGAAGGTCGATGTCAATGTTCAGCCTTCGCCGCTGTTCGAGGTGGCCGTCGAAAAGAAATCGAGGGAGGTCACGCAGGCGGGGCTTGCTCAGTATGAGCGGAGCGAGGCCGACCGGATCCAGCGCTACACCCGCGACCCGAGGCGGCGCAAGTGAGCGGCTTGCGCAGACTCAAGGCGCAGCTCTGCGCGGCGGTGGAGGCATCCATCGCAGGCGAGAAGCCACGCCCGCCCGAGGCTGGCATTCCGTTGTGGAACGCTTTCCACCGGCTGTCTGCGCAGCGGACCTTTCACGCGGTCGGGCCTAACCCGATCCAGCCCGCCGATATCGTGGCCTTCTGTGGCCTGAACCGGCTGCCCCTGCCGCCGCATCATGTGGCGATCATCCTCGCCATGGATGCCGCCTGGCTGGAGGCTGCGCACCGCAGGACGAGGGCCGCGCCGGAAGGAGTGAAGACCCTGCCGCCCGTGTCGAAGCGCCCGATCAGCGCTGCGCTACTCGACGCGGTCTTGGGGTGAAGCATGGCACCACGCAAGAAGCCGAAGAACCAGAGCGAAGCGCTGCGCTACGGGGCATTGGTGGACAGCCTCGCGCATACCATTCGCCTTGCATTTGAGGCGGGCGAGACGGGAAGCCTGTGGGGGCTGGAGGGGCCATTGCGGGCCAGTATCCGCTCTGACCTGTGTCTTCAGGGGTGGACGTGGAAAGATGCGGACGAGCTCACGCGGGACATTCTGGCGGCAGCATTCCGCCGCGTCGGCGCTTCGAGACCATCCTGGAACGAGGGGCAACTTGAATGGACGATCGAAGCCGGAACCCTGATCGAGCGGACGCGCTGCGTTCACTGTCACAAGCCGTTGCCCGAGGGACACTTCAAGTTCTGCGGCGAGATTTGCGGCGCGGCATCACGCATGCGGTGGAGCTATCGGCAAGGGATGAGCGCGGAACGTGTTGCGGCGACCGTGGCACGCTGGATCTGACGGCGCGCTGCGAGCATTGCAACAAGCCTCTGCCTGACGGATCGCGGTCTGATCGCAAATACTGTGGCCTGCGGTGCCGCAATGGCGCCCGCATGAAGGATTGGCGGACGGCTCGCCTGGAGGAGGTTAACGGCAGGCGATGCTTGATCTGTTCTGGGGAGCTACCGCTCAGCAGGTTTCGGGGTGCGAAGTTCTGCAGCAAGAAATGCAGCAAGAGTGCCAAGAACCCGGCAAACAGATTGAAGATTGAAAGACAGTGCCCATGGTGCAGGAAGACCTTTCACCCGCTAACCGTCGCCCAGGTCTATTGTTCGCACCCCTGTGCAGGTGCATCGCTGTTCGCAGCTGGAAGGAACAAGCCCCCAAACCCTGGGATGCCCCGCTCTGTCATCCGGTGCGCATGCTGTGGGGCAACCTTCACCGCGAAGGCTAGGAAAACCCGGTTCTGTTCGAGAGCCTGCTGGAAGCGGTCACTGCGTCCATACCTTACGGTGAAGCGGTTCGATCGGCTGTTCGGATGACAGAAAGCCGCTGCCCCGAAGGGCACGCTTGCTTTTCGACGGATGAAGTGAAATGTTGACCGTGGGCGTAGCAACCCGGACCGAGATAGCCGCATCACCTTTGGCGAGGTGCCTTCCTTTGGCGAGGAAGGGCGGTGAATAACACCCTTGGCGGGGTGTGCAGGACGCGCTTGGCGGTGCGGCACCTACCGGACCTTTATGGCCGGGGTTGGGCGTGCTGTCCAGAGGGAAACCTTAAAAGCGCTCAGCTTGTCTCTCGGCAAGTTGCTACCCCCCGGCTGCCGGTCCGATACCGGCGATGGCCGTAGCAAGCCAGAACCGAGAGTGAAACCATGACGAAACATGACATGGGGCAGTTTGCCCTTCCGCTCGTGCGCCGCAATCAGCTGCACGATGACATTGCCTTGGCCCTTGATGCGATCAGCGCGCCTCGGCCGAGTGACCGCAACATTTCTGAGGCTGCCACCTACCTGCGCCACGCCCTGCGCCTGATCGGGGGTGTGCAATGACCCCAAGCAAGATGGACTATCTGCTCGATGCGATGGACGAGCTCTATCAAGGCACGCAGCTGGTGGAGTTGATCGGAATGACCGCAAGGCACAGCCAGACTGCCGAGCAAAAGGCGCTTTCGGTCGGTGTCCGTGCGGCGCTCGATCGTTTGGAAGCTGCGCAATCCATGCTGAAAGAGATGCAGGATAGGGAGGCCCGCGCATGATGCCCCATCCGACGAAAGACCTCCCGCCTCTTCTGGGCGCGCATGGCGCTCCGACTCAGATCGACAACCTGGTAATCTACTGCCAGCGGCTGCAGGCGCTTGTCGAGGTGGTCTTTGACACCATGGAAGGAACGCAGTTGACCCCGCAAACCCGGAATGTCTTGCGTCTTCTTGGGCTGGCCATCGATCTGATGGAACCGATGATCGACCATCTGGATGCGTTGCCCAGATCCCTCAATGATCAGAATCTATCTGGGGGATGCAATGGTGGATCGGAAATTGCCGGTTCGGCGATTTCCTAGCTAAAACAAGCGCTTACATGTGGTAAATGGCGGAGAGACAGAAATCCTCCGCCATTTCCGCCATGTTTCGCGATATTCCGTTACAGACGGAAATCATTCAATAATCTGGCCTTTCATTGTCCAGCATGTTCCGTTATTGTTCACGGTAATCAGGCGTCAAGTGGGGGATTGAATGGTGGACGGTAGGGTTGGGAGGACGATTTTTTGAGACGCCCAGCGAAGGCTTTGACAGCCGCTGCAGTGAAGGCCCATACCGAGCCGGGGAAGTACTTCGACGGGCATGGCCTCTACCTGCGGATCGACAAGCGCGGCACCCGCGCTTGGGTGCAGCGTATCGTCATTCAGGGCAGACGGCGAGAGCTTGGGCTTGGCAGTCCTGACTTCGTGTCGCTGGCCGATGCCCGCAACCTCGCATATGAAAACCGGAAGATCGCACGCGCTGGTGGAGATCCGCTGCAAGAGCGCTTGATCGAGAAGGCGGTAATGACCTTCGAGGAAGCGGCGCGCGAGGTTCACCGGCTGCACAAGCCGACATGGAAGAACCCGAAGCACGCGGACCAGTTCATCAACTCACTGGAGACCTACGCCTTCCCGACCATGGGAGCGATCAGGGCGCCCGATGTAACGCCCGCCCATGTGCTGACAGTCCTGCAGCCTATCTGGCTCAGCAAGGCGGAGACAGCGCGGCGCGTCAAGCAGCGCATCGGTACGGTGATGAAGTGGTGCGCGGCCAAGGGCTGGTGCAAGAGCAACCCGGCCGAGACTGTGGACAAGGCCCTGCCCAAGAGGACCGGCAAGAAGGAACAGCGCAAGGCCCTGCCTTATGCCGAAGTCGCGGGATGCCTCTCGGTGGTCGCGGCGTCCGATGCGGGGGTATCGACAAAGCTCTGTTTCGAGTTCCTTGTCCTGACCTGCGTGCGATCGAACGAGGCGCGGGAGGCCCGTTGGTCGGAGATCGACATGGATGCCGCGATATGGACCATCCCTGCCGCGCGAATGAAGATGGACCGCTCGCATCGGGTGCCGCTCTGCAAGCGCGCGCTGAAGGTGCTGCGGCGGGCCGAGGGGCTAGACGATGATCTGGTGTTCCCTGGTGTCAAGATCGGCAAGCCGCTGTCCGACGCCACCCTGTTGAAGCTGATCAGAGAGAACGGATATCCGGTGGATATCCACGGCTTCCGCACCAGCTTTCGCACCTGGGCGCAGGAGCGCACGAATTTCCCCCGTGAGGTAGCCGAGGCCGCGCTGGCCCACCTGTCAGGGGATGCGGTGGAACGGGCCTACGCCCGGTCTGATGTCTTCGATAAGCGGCGCAAGATGATGGAAGCATGGGCGGCATTCCTTGCCGACAAGCCCGCGCAAGTGGTGAGGATCGGGTGATGTTTACGAAAGAGGGGTGGTCATCTCCGCGCAGTCTTTACATTCGGCTTTACGAGCGAGAAATGCAGGGCTTTGAAGATTCCGTCGCGATGAGTGAGGGAGATCCGCGACTTCGATATGATCTGTATAACTTCGCGCATGAGACTGCCCATAGGGAAGCGCAAGTCGCGCTTTCTGAATTGATGATCTCCGCAAAGTATGGCGGGGTGATGCTGGCCAATGGCGATGTGGTTTCAGTAGACAACGCTTTTCTTTCGCGTGTCGAGAGCCGCTGTCCGTTCATCCACGCCTACTTTGATGGGAATACCGGCGAGGTTGGTCGGACCGAGGGGACGTGGGTTCGCAACGTTTCGTCGACCTTTAGGATGTTGAAGACAAGACACTTCAATGTTCTTTGGCTGACTATGTTTGTGATTGCGTTTCCAGTTTTAATTTTGTTGGGGTATCTGCTGATATTCATTGATGTGAATCTATATTTGCAAATCTCGGAAATGATTGATTGGTTTGCGTATAGGTGGTTAGTGCCGCTCATCTTGCTATATCTTGTTGGCCCATTCCTTTGGTTCTTTATCGTAGACATGAGGCGTCAAATTTTAGCGCGTAGAAGTTGCAGGGCCTACGCAGGGGGGCATCTCATCATTCCTGACCAAGTGTTCGAGGAGTTTGTCAGGTCATACTACCGTGAGAAACCTGCGGCAGAACCCGTGCAAGCCTTAGGGAGGCCGAGGCACTGTGCCTACGAATGGTACAAGGAGAGGGGCTTCGACAGGGAAGCCCTCGGTCTCAGCATGAAAGAGTTGCAGGAGGCGATGCCGAAAGATGATGACGGTAATCCACCAAGTGCCACCACGATTCGCAGTTGGGAGCGACAGAAACCCCCTACGGAAATCCAGTAAAGATCACCAGAAACCCCCTACAGAAATGCAGTATGGGGTTTCCGTAGTTTCTGTAGGCTATTTTTCCCCGCTGTGCATCCGCATCCTTCCCTCACGTATCGCAACATACCTAGGGAAGTTGACATGGCCGAGAAACACCTGCGCCGCCCCGCCGTTGAAGAAATCACCGGTCTGAGCCGCACCACGATCTACGAATTGATGAAGCGGGGCCAATTCCCGCGCCCCATCAAAATCACTGGCAAGGCGGTCGCCTGGCCGGAAAGTGCTATTGATGCATGGCTTGCCTCGCGCCCGGTAGCAGCGTGAGGTCCGCAGATGAAGATCGACTTCACCAGCATTGATGACGTCCTTGCCCTTAAACCCAAGGGCGTCTTTCGGATAGAAAATATTGGCCGGCGCACGGTAATTACGGTTCACCGAACAGGTGAGCCGGAAGAAGTCATCATCTGCATGTCGCCGGGTCATGCAAACCGGGTTCGGCAAGAGCTGACCGATGCGGGCATGACTGGCCTTGTGGGGGACAGCCTTTGACACTGCACTGCGCGCTGGCAGGTGCAAATGTCGACTTGCCAGCAGACCCCGACATCAAGCGCGCATGGGCGATGTCCCTGCGTGAGGCGATCCGCGAATGCGACCCAATAGTTGCCGCGCTGATCCTCTCTGACGAGCTGGAACGGCTGCGCCTCGGTGCGCCCGTTCCTCCGCTCATGAATGCAATGGATGATGCGCGGGCATGGGCCGATTGGGCAACGCCATATGAGGTGAAGGCGTTCTGCCTCGCCTGTTACAACGCCATGTCTCCAAAGGATCAAGCGGGCTTCCTTGCCTATGTGACGGGTCGGGGGAAGTAATGGTGCAAGACGATAGTGGGTCAGCTGGCGAGCCAGACGTGTGGCTTGGGAATGTCGTCAGCATCAAGTCGGCGCATGCCGGATGCGACGATCACGACCGAATGCCAGAGTCTGCCTACAGCAATGAGTTTCGCGAACCCTCCGAAGCGGAGCGCGAGGCCATTCCGGCCCTCGATTTCAAACCATGGGGCTTTCGGCCCTTGGATCAGATCAAGCCCGTCGAATTTGTCTATTCCGACTTCTACGCTCGCGGCTACACCACCCTGACCGCCGCGCCACCCAAGGTCGGAAAGTCGATGTTGGGGCTTGCCGAGGCGCTTGATATGGCTACAGGCGCGGGGATCTTGACCGGCCACGAAAGGATCCCCCTGCGCGTTCTCTACTACAACGCTGAAGACGACATGAGCGTCATCGAGGCCCGAACGGCTGCCCTACTGTGTCGCTATCGGATAGATCAGAGCGCCATTGCTGAGACCTTGTTCCCCATTTCGGGCGTGGACGCAGAAGGCTTCTATATGGTCACCGGACAGGAAGGGGTCATAAACGAGCCTCTGTTTGTTGGACTAGAGAAGTTCATCGCGGCCAACAAGATTGACGTGCTGATATTCGACCCGCTGCAAGACCTGTCGCGCAGTCCAGAGACGAACGAGGTCTTCCGAATTCTGGGCCAGAGGCTCAGGCGGCTGGCATCCATGTCACAGGTTGCCCTGGGGCTTGTCCACCATACCAGAAAGCTGGCGCCGGGCGTGACTGCATCCATCGACGACGCTCGTGGTGGTGGAGCCCTGCGAGGCACCTGCCGCTTCAACCGCCTGCTGCTGCCTATGACAGAAGACGAGGGCGCAAAGGCTGGCGTGGAGAACCACCGGCATTTCATCCGCATTGCCGATATGGAGGGCAACCTCGCCCCGCCCTCGGCTGATGTGAACCGCTGGTTCCAGAAGGTATCTGTGCCCATCCCGAATGGTCAACGTGTCGGTGCGATTGAACCATGGAGCTGGCCTGATGCGTTCATGGGATTGAGGCGTGAGGATGCGGCCGCAGCGAGGTCAGCAATAGGCGCTTGTGATCCTCCGGCAAGAGAGAACATCCAGTCACCCGCTTGGGCGGGCATCGTCATCGCGGAGGCCCTTGGCCTACCTTGCGACGATAGCGTGACGGCACGGAACCGCCTTAAGAGCCTGCTGAAGGAGTGGGTGAAGAGCGGCGTGCTTTGCATTGAAGAGTGGAGAGACCCTCAATCTAGGCGCGACGTGAAGGTGGTCAGACCTGGGCCTAACAACCCCATGACTGAGGTGGACGCATCATGAAAACCGCACACCTTGCGACACCTTGCGACACCTTAACTATGAGGGTGTGCAGCCCTGCCGTGCGCACCGCACACCACCCCCTCTATGGGGTGTGGGGTGTGGTGTGCGCGGGCAGGTGGGTAGTGAGCGCACCACGTCCAGCCGCACACCTTGCGACACCTTCAGCTACCGGGGGGGGTGGTCTGAGACTTTCGAGGGGGACAAGGGACCGGCGCGGGGGACTCAGCGTTAGAGCGGCACGAAATAGACTTTTTCCAGAACGACAGCCAGAAACAGAACAAGCTGAGGTTTGAGATGAGCAAGATCAGCCAGATAAATCCTGACAATCCGCCCCTCGATCGGTGGCGCGCTGACGAAGTTCTCGAGGGCGACGGCAAGCTTTGGGGGCTACCGCACATCGCCAAGGTCTTGGGCGTCTCGGTAAACACCGCCCGGAGATGGGCCCGCGATCCTTCGGTTCCGATCTACCAGCCGACCGGAACCAGCCAGCACTTCGCGCTCAAGAGCGAAATTATCGCCTGGCTGCGGAACAAGTGACCACGAAAACCACCGACTTTGTGCGATTTGGTAGGGTTTGCTAGGTTCTCAGGGTGACCAGCTATGAGCCATAGAATGGTCTATGAAGCTCACATGGCCCTTTTCCCGCACGGCGCCTGCGCCCGAACAGAAATCCTTCGCCGCGCCTGACGCGGCGCTTGAGGCAATCTTCGGTGTTCAAGCCAACTGGACCGGCACCCCTTTCAGCCTGCAAGAGGCGATGCGGGTGCCAGCCGTGGCAAACTCCATCCAGATCATAGCCGAGGCCGTGGCATCGCTTGACGTGCGGGTGATGCGCATCCATGGCGAGACAGAGGTTCTGGTGCCTGACCACCCGCTCCTCGGCCTTCTGCGTGGCGAGGCGAACGACTGGACGAGCGGCTTTGAGTTCATCCGGCAGATCGTCAAGGATGCCCTGATCTCGGACGCTGGCGGGCTGGCCTGGGTGAACCGCGTGAATGGCACCCCGCAAGAGTTGGTGCGCTACCGGTCATCGCTGACCTGTGACGTGGATATCGAGACCGGCGAACGGCGTTACATGCTGGGCAATCGCAGGGTCGACCCGCGTGATGTGGTGCATCTTATGCCGCCCCTGGGGTGGGCGCCCTTGACGCTGGCCCGCGAGGCGATCGGCATCACCATCGCTCTGGACCGACACGCGGCGCGGCTCTTTTCGCGTGGTGCCCGGCCTTCAGGTGCGCTGACGTTTCCGAAGGGGTTGGGCGAAGAGGCGGTAAAGAAGATGCGCGCTGCCTGGCGCGAGATCCACGAGGGCGAAGACACCGGCGGCCGCACGGCGATTCTGTATGACGGCGCCGATTTCAAACCCTTCACGCTGGCCTCGACGGATGTGCAGTTCCTCGAAAACCGTCGCTTTCAGATCGAAGAGATCGCGCGGGCCTTCAACATCCCGTCGCCCATGATCGGCGATCTGAGCCGCGCCACCTGGTCGAACAGCGAACAGAAGGGGCGCGAGTTCCTGAGTTACACCCTTGAGCCGTGGCTTCTGGGGCTGGAGGGCGCGCTGCGGCGTGCGCTGTTCTCGGATGAAGAGCGGGCCACCCATGTGATCCGCTTCGACCGTGACGACCTCACCCGCGCGGATCTCGCCACTCGCGCCACCACCATCAACAGCCTGATCGCCTCGCGCACCCTCAACCCGAACGAGGGTAGGGCTTGGCTTGGCCTCCCGCCGCGCTTGGGTGGCGACGAATATCTCAACCCGAACGTCAGCACGACAGAGCCGAAGCCCGAGGGCAACGCCCCCAAAGCTGGGGCGAGCGAAGAGGAAGATCCGAATGCAGATGTCTGACATCCTCGCCAATGCCGAAGATCAGGACCGGGGCAAGTGGTTTGCCCTGCGTGATCCGGTCACTGGCAAGGAAACCGGCATCCGCCTGCGCATCGCTGGCCCGGATAGCGCCACCCAAGCGCGGGCACGTCTGCGCATGGTGGACGAGCTGGCCGAGGCTGCCGACGACGAAGGCCGCATCTCTGCCGAGGCGCGCGAGAAATGCCGCCTCAACAGCCTCGCCCGCTGCGTGCTGGGCTGGGAGATCGAGGAAGACGGCCAGCCGGTGCCCTTCACCCATGCCAACGTCCTGCGCCTTCTGCGGGCCTCTGCGTGGGTGCATCAGCAGATCGACGGCATGGCGGGCACCCGCGCTGCATTCATGGGGGCCGAATGATGGACCGGATCGAAAGCAAGGCCGCATTCAGCGTCGATGAAGAGGGCCGGATCGAAGGCCTGGCCTCGGTCTTCGGCACAACCGATCGCGGCGGCGACATCGTCCACAAGGGCGCTTTCGCTGGCGCGAAGTTCCCCATCCCGATGCTGGCCGGGCACAATCAGGCCGAGACGGTCGGCGTCTGGGAGGAAGGCATCGAGACGCCCGAGGGCCTGCGCGTCAAGGGGCGGCTCACCCTCTCGGTGCAGCGCGCCCGTGAGATCCGCGACCTGATCCTCGCCAAGGCGCTGCAAGGGCTTTCGATTGGGTATGTGGCAACCCGCAAGAGTGCGCGGCGCGGTGGCGGCCGCGATCTACATGCCGTCGATCTTCTCGAAATCAGCGTGGTGGCGGTGCCGATGCATCCCGGCGCGCGCATCACGTCAGCAAAGGAAATGACCATGACGGAAAAAACCGAAGACAAGGACGAAGGCGCCATCGCGGCGCTGGAAGCCAAGATGACCGACCTTGAAAAGAAGGCCGACACCACGGCTCTTGTCACCCGGCTGGACAAGCTGGAAGCCAAGATGAACCGCCCGGCTGGTGAGACGAAGGCCGAGCCTGCGGAAGACCGCAAGGCCTTTGGCACCTACCTGCGCATGGGCAACAACGCCCCCGCCGAAGAGCTGAAAGCCCTGACGGTGGCAAGCGATCCGCAGGGCGGCTATCTGGCCCCGGCTGAAATGTCTGCCGAGTTCATCCGCGATCTGGTCGAGCTGTCGCCCGTTCGCAGCGTGGCAAGCGTGCGCACCACGACCGCAGGTTCGGTGATCTATCCGACCCGCACCGGCATCACGAATGCCCGGTGGCGCGGTGAGACGCAGGCGGCGGAAGCCTCGGAACCGACCTTCGGTCAAGCCGAAGTGGAAGTGAACGAGCTGGCGACCTTCACCGACATCTCCAACACGCTTCTGGCCGATGCCTCGCAGGCCGAGGCCGAGGTGCGCCTGTCCCTGACCGAAGACTTTGCCCAGAAGGAAGGACTCGCCTTCGTGTCTGGCTCTGGCGTCGGGCAGCCCGAGGGCGTGATGACCCATGCCGGCATCGCCCATACCGTGAGCGGTCATGCCACGACCATCACC